CGAGCCCGTGAAATAAACAAGGCTCATACCACATTTATTGATACCATAATTAAACATGAACATAAAGGACGAATACATGCTGAAATAAACCAACTTCGATCAGATAGTGGTGGCACAGTTACCGGTAGATTTAGTTATGCAAATCCTAATCTACAACAGATTCCAGCACGTAATAAAGAACTTGGACCAGCCATCAGAAGTTTATTTATACCTGAAGAAGGTTGCAAGTGGGGAGTATTTGATTACTCACAACAAGAACCAAGACTAGTTGTACACTACGCAGGTTTACAGAATCTCTATGGAGTGGGCGATGTATTGGATGCTTACAATGACTCTAATGTAGACTTCCATCAAATCGTTGCAGAGATGGCAGACATACCACGATCTCAGGCCAAGACTATAAACCTTGGCCTGTTTTATGGAATGGGTAAAAATAAATTACAAGCTGAACTAGGTATCAACAAAGAAAAAGCTGATATACTATTTAAACAGTATCATTCACGTGTACCATTTGTAAAACAATTAATGGACAATGTATCTTCACGTGCACAAGACCGTGGACAGATACGTACTCTGCTGGGTAGACTATGCAGGTTTCATTTATGGGAACCAAACCAGTTTGGAATACATAAAGCATTGCCACATGAAGCAGCGCTCCAGGAACACGGACCAGGGATCAAACGAGCTTACACATACAAAGCTTTAAATAGATTGATACAAGGATCTGCAGCTGACATGACAAAGAAAGCAATGGTAGAATTACATAAGGAAGGCATCACACCACATATACAAGTGCATGATGAATTAGATATATCTGTTATAAACGAATTAGAAGCTGCAAAGATAAAAGACATAATGGAAAATGCAGTTGACTTAGAAGTACCCAATAAGGTAGACTATGAGTTTGGACCTAATTGGGGAAATATAAAATGAGGAACTATGGCTTATTTAAATGCAAATATACCAGTAACTTATTCTCAAATAAGAAGGGAGTATCTATATGATCTTAAAACTCATCATGGCGAAGTTGAAGATTGCATTATCTTCGGGATTACTGCGATCACTGGCCGTCCGATTTTGTTCCACGCAATTATGGAAAATGGTGCAGTCTTCTACCGCTTACCAATCTCTGCTTTTATACAAAGAGGCTTTGAGCCGAAAGAAGTTCCTCAACGTAGGTTGGACGAGTTGGAGTTATGGAATTGTTTTAGTTATTATCCTGCTGTTACTTCTTGGGACATCTTAGACGGACAAGCTGGTAAATACATAGGTAAAGATAAAAAATGGCATAGCGGTAAATATTTATTTACCATTGACTTTGCACATCCAGAAAGTAATATAGTTGACACTGATCATTCAGAGATTCCGCACGAACACAAGTGCGCACACATAATGGCCTTAGACGATGGCAATTATGCAGCACAGCCAAACAATAGAATAATATGGGATATACCATCTTTCACTGTGAAAGATAACATTCCAGATTGGAAAGTGCAAACGAGTGATTGGAATGTTGAAGATAGTAGAGCTTGGCGTACAGAAGATACAGACAAGTTCTTCTATGAAATAGAGGAAAAGAAAAATGATTGATAAATGTAAAAGAATTTGTTGCAAGATTTGGGAAAAAATCAAAAGTTGGTTTTGGACTAAAGACTAATGAATTTAGCAGATTTGTTAAAAAAAAATATAGTCATGGTGCCGGTAGTAGCCTCGGTATTGGTTGGAACATTTACTGGTGTTAAATACGTTGTAAATTTAACAGATACAATTAACGCAAACAAAGCAGAAATAGAAAAAATTCAAACAGTTGATCTTGTAAATATACAAAGAGATATGAAAGTATTAACAGATGGTGTTAATACAATTATTGCAAAATTAGAAAGAGCCGAAGGCACATGGGAAATGGCTGAAAATTTATACGAAGTTCTAGCTGATAAAGTTAGACAAATGGAATACGACATAAAAGATTTAAACAGGGAAATAAATTATTAGGATGAACTATGGAGAGTGCCAGGATGAATTATTATTTTACAGGAATTCTCATACTAATGCTTACAGCTTTAGCTTTCTGTGCTGGTCCTGCATATCCTAGAAACGAATATTTAAACGACGGCAGTACTAGATGTGGTGAAGTAGATGTGTCTGTATCTAATCGTGATTACGAATATGATAACTATGATCGTAGTTGGAATGAAAGTAATTCTCAGGAATTAAGATTATCATTTAGAAAATATTTAGGCACAGACTGTAAAACATCAAAAGAAAATGCACAAATCAAACAACAACTAGAACTTATGAAGATGTGCAACAAAGTAAATAGAAACCCAAGTCTGGCACAAAATGAAAACTTTGCATTGTTGGTGTCAAAATGTAGGGGTGTAATACCACAAGTAGATGAAACAGAAACAATGCCTACAGGTAGTCTCTGGGATGAATTAAAAGACGATTACATTAAAGAAAACCCAGAATCTAAGACTTTAGATAACAATAACAGCACGTTGAAAATGCCGCCAGATGGGTATATACTGCCTCCACCAAAACCAAAAGATGAATAAAAAACCTTTAACAATATCTGAATCGGCTGCCGTGCAAATGCCTATGAAAACGGTTGCCAGCCTGATCGCAATGATCGCAGTCGGCACCTGGGCTTACTTTGGTATTCATGAAAAATTAAATCAACACAGCACACAGATAGAGTTGATGACAAAAGATTTAGATCAAAACTCAGAGTTTAGAATCAAATACCCGCGTGGAGAACTTGGTCAGTCAAGTGGGGAGGCCGAACTTTTCATGTTGGTGGAACACTTAGCAGGCGTTTTAGATGAGGTAGATAAAGAAGTAAAGAGTATGAGAAACAATGCAGTTAACATAGAATTTTTAAAAGATAGAACAAAAAAACTTACAGAGGATGTAGAAAAATTAATTAGAAATGGGAGCGGACACCAATGATAGAAATAGTATTTGCTCTTTTACTTGTGCAAGACCATAAAATTATAGAACACCGTTACTATGATAATTTACAAAACTGTCTTAAAGGAAAACGCTACGCTATGAAGGACAAGAGCACTAAAGATAGAGTTGTCTACAAATGCATAAAATCTAAAGCAAACATAGAAATCTACATGGGCGAAAAGAAAATTACTTCTTTAATATTGGAGTAATGAAAAAAGCTAATAAACGCAGGAATCCTGTGGCAAAACAATTAAGACATTTCAAACAAAAAGTGATAAAGAATAAAAAGATATATGACCGCAAGAATTTTCGCAGAGATAGTTAATGGCAAGTGCCCTACCTGCACTGAACTAACAATGTTAGTTGGTATCAGTAACGAATTCTATAGATGTATGAATTGTGGTGCAGATTTACAACAACACATTAATGGTAAGATAACATACCTACCTACAATCAACACACATAAAGACGGCCAATATTATGTAAAGGAATGGCTAGATGTCCAAAGCTAAGGGTTTATATAATAAAATAGCTCACGAACCTATATTTCACAAAACAAGTATAGGTAGAAATCCCAGTAAATGCAAAATGAACAAATCGAAA